GTTTATTGGAGAGGTATTACTGCGCTGGAAAGGTGTATGTCAGGGGTCATGGCTATTGACAGGTAATACTCCAGAGTGATACTGGACAGAGTAGTTTTTATTTATACCCCTATGGCGGAAATGGTATACGGCAGTAGATTGACGGAAGCGCCCTAAAGTCGTCACAAACATAGCTCTTGGGATTGCAGGTTCGAATCCTGCTAGGGGTACTAATCAATTAACCTTTTAATTATGAGTCAAAGAACACTATTTAGTGCTTTTATTTGCTATACATTTCTTCTTATGACCATATTTATTGGTAAATTAGGACTGTTTAACGAGTATGTAGCAGCTAAACATGTAAATGCTCCTGTTTATTCAGAGATCACTATTAAGCATAAGGTGGCAAAGAGCCACTTGAAAGTGAAGAAGATTAAAAACAAGAGAAAAAGAAGAAACAACTAATACATTATTCCCCTTTAGTATAATGGCTAATTACGCCTGGTTTTGGTCCAGGAGATCTGAGTTCAACTCTTGGAGGGGGAACAATATTAATTAAAACAAGAAAAATGGAAAACGTAGGTGGATTAATTTTAAGTTTTATCCTGTTACTAATTGGATTGGCATTTTTAATGGCGCTTCCTGTAATGTATCTATGGGATTGGTTGATGCCCTCATTGTTTGGCCTTGGAACTATTACGTTCTGGCAAGCATTAGGGCTGAATATATTTTGCGGTATCTTATTTAAAGGTTCTGGAGGATCAACGTCTAGTTAAGTATGGATTACTTAATACTAGGGGATACCCACGGTAGAACCAACTGGAAAGACATGATTAACAAGTATCCTACTGATAAGATAGTTTTCATTGGAGACTATTTTGACAGTTTTGATATTAGTGGTGTTGAACAAATGGCAAACTTTAAGGATATCATTGCATTTAAGGATTCAAGACCTGATGATGTGACGTTATTGATTGGAAACCATGACGCTCATTATATGGGTATTGGAGAGCGTTATAGTGGCTTTCAAAAAGGAGATTGTTATAACATTGAAGCTCTCTTGTATGAGAACAGAGATAAGCTCCAGTGGGCACACTCTGTTGGTAGATATTTATTTACCCATGCGGGTGTGACAAAGGATTGGTGCTTAAACATGGATGTTGATTTAGATAGCATTGTGGAAAGCATTAATGGCATGGACACAAGGGACTTTAGATTTGTAGGACATGATATGTATGGTGACTCATCTATATCAGGACCTATTTGGGTAAGACCACGTAGTTTGTATAGAAACCGTGTAGACGGATGGATACAAGTTGTAGGTCATACTCAACAAAGAAAATTAGATGCTACTCACCCATATGTTATCTTAATTGATACTATGCCAAGTGATCAAGCACTATTAATAAAAGAAGGCTTGGATGGGCATGATCTATCTGTAGCTAAATTATAGAATCCTTCATAGCTTTTTAATTAAAAACCAGACATTATGACGGTTGGACAAAAAGTAACAGGGGTAACAAACCCCGAAATAGTAGATCTAAATGATTTCTGTGAAATGGAAGTCATTAAGGTTAATGGCAATGACATCTATGTAGAAGTCCTTGCTCATGAGTACAATCCCACTGTAGTTACTGAACGCTATTGGGTATCATCTTCTGATTTAGTTGGTGGATCTTACAGTTCAGCATCAGTTACACCTGCTCCTGTGACTGCTAGTGCAATAACAAATGCAATTTTGTTAGGAGTAATTTAATACGATTATAAACAATTTAATATTTAAAGAAGATGGCAGCATCAAAAACAACATCAACAAAAGTACTTGACTTGGCTATTGCTAACTGCAAGGAAAAAGACGAAGACAAGGCAGCAAAGCGTATTCAACGTGAGGTTAGAGATAACCAGCACGCTTGGGCAAACTCAACTGTTAACGCACAGCGTGCAGTAGAGAATGCAGAGGATAAGCTTGACTCTTTGCGCTCAAATGTATCAGCTACAGCAGAGGATTTCCTTGCTGCTACTGACGGACTTGCAATTGCACAGCGTAATGCTGATGCCATTGTTGAGCTTGCTAAAGCACGTTTCTAGGATTAACGTCTTAGGTATTGACTGCATGTAGATGAGAGGGGAGTACAGATGAAATATTTCTGTATTCCCCCTTATTGCCTTATGATTATTTTTTTAACTTTCTAAAGGATGCTAATGGAACACGTATGGATGAAAGTCGTCTATGACGTTGAAATATTTAGAAACTTTTTTAGCGTCACGTTTAAGGACATAGACACTAAGAAGGTTACCGTATTTGAAATATCAAATAGGCGCAATGAGTTAGATGAATTACGCACATACATTACAGTCCATAAACTATGTCTAATTGGATATAATAGCTGTGGATATGATGATCTCGTAATTAATTACCTAATGAAAGGTAGAGGGTTTTCTGACACAAATGCAACAGATATTTGTGTTAAACTATATGATCTATCACAGCTCATTATAGGAACGCCTAATAAATGGATGAGTAAGGAACTCAAGCCATTATTATACTCTAAGGAGTATACTTCTTTGGATTTAATGCTGATTCATAGATTTCACAAGCTTGGTATAAGCTTAAAGCAGGTAGCAGTATCAATGAAATGGCATAGGATCCAAGATCTACCATTACATTACACCGCGTCAATTACAACTGAACATGATGCAATACTGGAGTATAACCTCAATGACGTTGAGATAACCGAAGAGTTATTAGAATGGTCATTGTCAGAGGTTAGGTTACGCCAGAGCATTGCTAAAAGATATGGGGTTAATACTCTAAATTCATCAAGACCAAATATTGGTGATAAGCTGATGAATAAGTTTTACTCTGAGAAGAGTGGGCTTGAACATAGGGATTTCAAAGATTTACGTGATGATAACACCACTGTTCATTTTAAGGACATTATATGGGAGGGAATCCAATTTGAGACTCCAATACTCCAGGCGTTGCACGAAAGACTCTTAGACACCACCGTAGTGGCTGAAAAGGGCAACAAAGACTTTAAAGAGCATGTAGTATTTGGTACATGTGGCTATGATATAGCAAAAGGTGGATTACATAGTGTGAAACCACCTCTTACAATAACAGAGACTGATGAATATCAGCTAATAGATCTAGACTTTGGTAGTTTCTACCCTAGTATTATGATCAACTTAGGTATATTCCCACCTCATTTAGGTAAGGAATTCCTAGAAGTGTTGGACATGGTTACCAAACAGAGGCTAAAGGCCAAAGCTGATGGTGACAAAACAACTGCAGATGCACTGAAAATTACAATTAATAGTATCTATGGTAAACTGGGCTTTGAATTTGGGTATTTATACTCACCTAAGTCTATGTATGCTGTAACTATTAATGGTCAGCTTATGCTACTCAACCTAATTGAGAAGCTAGAGCAAGCAGGTATGGAATGTTTCTATGCTAATACTGATGGAGCTACCTTTAAGGTGCACAAGAGTAAGGTAGAAGAATTCTATGCTATAGGTAATGCTTATTCAGAGTTTGTTGACATACCTATTGAGTATGCTAACTACTCTAAGTGTTTAATTAGAGACGTTAACAACTATATCATTGTGGATACTGAAGGTAACCGCAAGATCAAGGGTGCATTCTCTAGTAAGGATAGCTTAGAAGGAGGGTTTGATATGCCAGTAGTGGCTAAAGTAGCGGAAAGAGTACTTGTAAATGGTAGTGATATTGATGAGGAACTACGCAGGTGCGCAGAGGAGGACATTTATGACTTCTGTAAAGCTCAGAAAGTAGGTAGACAATTTACAGTTGAACGGCATTATCTTGATAGAGAAACCAATACCTTGGGTATTGAGCAGATGCAGAAGACTAACAGGTATTATGTTTCTAACGTTGGAAGTAAGCTGTATAAAGTTAAAGAAGCTAGCTACCATGATCTTGTGGCTGGTTACAATGTGACTTTACTCAATGATTTTTTTCCAAGTATAAATTACGACATTAATTATAATTACTATGCAAAAGAGGTGAGAAAACTCATTAGTCCTTTTGACATTAGTCAACTAACTCTTTTTTAATATGATAGATTTAATAGACAATCCAGCTAAATATGGAGACTTTAAAGTGGGAGATACTGTATTCTTTCGTACAGATTTATGCAATGGATCAGATATTCCATTAGGATATAGTGATGATATGGTAAATAAGGCTTCGCGTGCTAATGCACTTGGAGGGGCAGTAATTAAATCATTTTCAACGATTGAAAATGATGATTTAGAAAGAGTTATGATTTATTTTACTGAAGAGTCTGATAAAGTAGGACTTTGCGAATGGACTTGGGGATTTGGAATGTTAAGAAAACACTCTCAATTAGAACTCATTAAACAGATGACATTAGATTAATGGATAGAAGAGAGTCCCTTATAAGAGAAGGATTGAATAAATGGTATGATGCAGATTGCAAAGGTATCCTTAATTGGGCTACTGGGGTTGGTAAAACTTTTGGTGCTATATTAGCGGCAGAGAAGTTTATTGGTCAGTATTCTAAGGATCATCCTGTGACTGTATTATGGGTTAGTCCTACAAAGGCTATTGAGTCTAATACCAGAAAAGAATTTAAGAAGTTTAAGAAGGCAAAGCTATTGAAGAATATAGAATTCATTTGCTATGCCTCATTAAAGAAATGGAAAGGAAAGAGGGCTCCACTAGTGATATATGATGAGGTTCATCATTTATGTAGTGATACACGTATGAAGATTAGTAAGACAATTGCTAGTAGAGGTACGCTAATGCTTAGTGCAAGTTTGACATGGTTACAGATACGCAAGTTGAAGGCTCATGGTGATGTAGTACACAAGCTTTCCATTAAAGATGTACTAGATGAGGGCTTTATAGCTCCATTTACAATTATAAACTATGGCATTGATCTTACTGCATCTGAAAAGGAGCAGTATGATAAGCTAAGCACTAAAATTGCTTGGATATATGCCACTCATAATCAACAAGCTTGGGGAGCTATTGGTACACGTACACGTATACTATACTCAGCTAAGAATAAAATGAAGACTATAAAGAAACTAGTAGAGCTATTCCCTGATGATTATGGTATCATATTCACAATGGAAAAGCAAGCTAGTGAGGATATAGCAAACGCTATTGGAGAATCATGTGTATTTATACACTCAGGTCTTTCAAGTAAAGTACGGGAAAGCAAACTTAAACAATATTCTGATGGAAGAACAGGCATAAGACTCATAAGCACACCAAAGATACTTGACGAAGGCGTTAGTATTCCAAGGTTAACTTATGGCTTGCTAGCATCCAGGTGCAGCCAGGAAAGGCAGTTTATTCAGAGTTTAGGTAGGCTTTTACGTATTGATACACCTAACAAACATGCTATTGTAATTAGGCTATTTGCCAAAGGTACAGTAGAGGAGAAATGGATAGAGAGTTCACAAAAAGATTTCAAACACATAACAGTTTATGATTACAACGAACTTAGTAATGCAGTCAAAAACGCGCAAGAAGGTAGAGCAGCATGAGATAGGAGGTATGTTAAGACAGATCAGTATAGACAATAATATACCAGGTCACATGTATGAAAAGCTAGCGTCTGAAATTGAAGCGGAATATCCTGTTTTATGTACGTCACAAGATGTACAGAGATATGAAGGACTCCATATGACGGAAGATTATGAATTAGAAAGTAGACGACATGGTATGCAGGGTAGACTTAGACAAATGCTTAGCGTATAATCTTACTCCAACTCAGTTTGTTTTCTTGAATTGTTTACACATAGGTCAGGAATTTCCCTGGCCTGTGCCACAGACTCAAGTAGCTGAGTTAGAGGCAAATGGTTGGATTAAAATCACTCCTGAAGGACCTGTTTTACGGGAAAAATTCCTTATCTTTGTGAGTACAACATCCGTATCTACAGATCAAGTATCTGGGTGGATTGATGAGTGGAGAACTCTCTGGCCAGCAGGTGTTAAGTCTGGAGGAAGACCAGTGAGAGGAGATAAAAAAGGATGCTTACTCAAGATGGCAAAGTTTGTCAAAGAGTATGATTATTCTAAAGAGGAGATCTTTGAAGCAACAAGGATTACGTATTTGAGAAATCAAGAGAAAACAACCGTTATATGACATGTGCTGACTACTTCATTATAAAAAATGGAGCGAGCACACTTGCCTCATTTTGTGAGGACATACGTGAACGGGGTAGCTCTTTAAAAGAAATAGAAGATGGTACAAGCAGCTTTGTCAAGAACATCTAGTGTAGGGATAGAACCATTGGCTTCTGAAGCCTTCATTATAAGATATGAATGGACTGATTATATGAATGAATATGGCATTCAGTTCCTTGATTCTATAATGTTTGTTAAGTCCCCCCTTTCAGAGAGTGACACATTAGTAGCAATTAAAAACATGACATTATGAAATACCCAGGAAAATGGAAAGGTCACATGACAAGTGATGAAATCCTTAATAAAGAGAATGCGCGTGTGGTAAAAAGTCATAAGCAATATCTACTTAAACTGAAAAGAGAGAACTCTATTGCTGCTAGAGCTTATGCAATAGCCATTGAAGGTGATACAATACGTAACATTAAAGAGATGTCATTATGATTGTGAGAGATGAGTATGGTAGAACATATTTTCCAACGTTTGAAGAGTTTGAATTGGAAATCCAAAAGACAAACGACCAGCTTAAAGAGTTTGATTTCCAACGTAAAGCTTCTGAGATTAATAACATTAAGAGAATTAAAGAGATGAGATTATAATGAAGACATTTGATAGAGCAGTAGGACAGATAGAGAGAGGGAGAGAAGGCTCTAATCAAGGAATTCCAATTCCATTTGACAGATTAAGAAAATATCTGCCAAATATTCAACAAAAGACTTATTATTTAATAGGTGCAGGAACCAAAGTTGGTAAAACAAGTTTGGCAGATGATCTATTTTTCTATGGGGCATATGACTATGTAAAGAACAATCCTGATTCAGGTATTGAACTAGACATAGACTATTTCTCATATGAGATAGATAGTGAAACAAAGATCATTAAAGGCATTGCTAGAAAGTTGTGGCATGACTACGGTATAACTGCCAGTGTTAATGATATTTTATCTCGTGGGGAGAATTGGTGCTCAGATGAGCTATACCAATTAGTCAGGGGATATAGAGAGTATTTTAATGAGATGGAGGATATGGTCACTGTGCATGATATGCCAGATAATCCTACAGGCATGAACAAGTATCTTATTAATAAGGCTAGAGACCATGGTGAAACAACACTTAAAAATATACAGACGGATCCAGATAAGGAAGCTATCATGAGATTTAGTAGCTATAAGCCTCACAATGAAGGACGCTACTGGATACAAATGATTGATCATATTGCTCTTATGAAAGAGGAACGTGGTTATAATGTAAAACAGAATATTGACAAAATGAGTCAATATTTAGTACAACTAAGAAATAATTATCGCGCAACACCAGTAGTAATACAACAGTTGGCGTTTGATAGCGAGAGTGATGAAAGACATAAAAGTCAAAGGCTTACCCCAACGCTTAGGGATTTTGGCGATAGCAAGTATACCACCAGAGATGCAAATGTCATTATGGCATTGTTTTCTCCACTTAGGTATGGTCTTGACCGTTTTCAAGACTATAATGTTGCTAAAATGGAAAATACTTATAGAAACTTGGAGATCCTAGAAAATAGAGACGGTGAACCTAACATTAATGTTGGTTTAAATTTCATTGGTCCAGTTGGCACATTTAGGGAGTTACCTAAAGCAAATGAAATGACAGATGCTCATTGTACATATGCGGCAAACATGACCAATGGAAGAAGTAAGTATGTTAAAAATGAAGAAGGAATATGGACGGAGAGATAGTGGAGTACGACTACATAAATCCATCTCACTACCAAGCTAATGTAAAACAGCCTTGGGAGATGATGATTGATATATGGGGAAAAGAGAAATTTATAGCATTTTGTCAAATGAATGCTTTTAAATATAGAATGAGGCTAGGACTCAAACCAGACCAATCTATTGAAAGAGAGGTTGATAAGATTAATTGGTATGAAGAAAAAGCTAACGAATTAATTAATTTAAACCCATAATAATGGCAGATGTAACTAGTGTAGAGCATACTATAGCTCTAAATAAAACACTGAAAGAATTTCTTGAAGGAGAAGAAGTAGAATTAAAAATTCCATTTGTAGCTATGTTTCAGATAGACACTCAATTAAATATCTTAGGATATGAAAGAGAGGATGTAGATGATTTAGTAAACGGGTGGGATATTGATTGGCATTTCAAATACACTAAAGAAGGTGCTGATATTACTCTTTCAGGAAGTGTTTGGAACAGTTCAAAAATTAAAATTTTAAAATAATGGCACAATATCCAACAGTATTTAGTACAGCTGATATCATTGTACATGATGATCAGGGCAATTTTATAGTTGGCCGTAAGGCTCAAGATAAAGATAAGTGGAGACTTCCTGGAGGATTTATTGACCCAGAGTTAGATGGGTGTTATCTAGATGGTGCAGTTAGAGAAGCCAGCGAGGAGTTAAGCCATGATTTCATTGAACTTGCTTCTGAATTTGTATATCTAGGAGACTATGAGATACAAGATTCTCGCTATAAGGACACTCCGCATACAGTTTTTACTAACTTGTATGCAGTTAAGGTGGACTATTCAGATGAATTTAGTGCAGGGGATGATCTTGATGTGATTAGCATTTTGAAAATGGACTCTGTACTTGAAGAATGGGGAAGGTCAGAGCATATAATTACAGAACATCAAAAGTTGGTGGCTGTTTACGTAGATTACTTTTTAAACTCAAGTTACAGTGAAGACACAAAATCTAGTTAGTGACGTGCTTATACCACATAAAGGTAATCTTAAGCGGAGAATATGTGAAACTGGTGCAGGGTGTCCTGTAGCTAGTACAATTTTGAATACAGCTGGAGCTTCAGCTATTATCTATGATACTCATGTGCCGTATAGCAAAGAGTCTCAGGAGGATGCTGGGTATATGATAAATACACCAAGATCCATAAGTAGTGATTTTTGTGCTAAAGTAATAGCAAGAAAGTCAGCTAATATGAATGCCAATGCAATCTTTGTTTCTAGCTTCCAAGTGGGAGAGGACAGATGTACGCATGGGTGGATTGGAATTAGCTATCCTAGCTTTACTAGGTACTATCATATAACTCTTGGAGTAGGTGTAGATAGAACCAGAGCTATCCGTAGAATTGGTGATATTGGTGTTATCCTAATGTGTAAAGCGTTAGGGGAAACAGTGGTAGAGCCATTGGAGATAGATAGTGTACTGGATGAAAGCTTTACTCCTATTTGGGAGGAGCTAATTGTTTCTGATAACGAGTATGCTTTTCTTATTGACAAGAGTGAGTATGTCCAACGGTTAGAGGTAATGAGAGATTTGGGTAACATCATAGTTTTCCCAGGTAGCTTTAACCCTTTACATGATGGGCATAAGGAGATGATGGCAGCAACAGGTGCGTGGATTCAAGCTAATGGTGATTCTGACTTTGAAGTTGAGCGTCAGGGCTTATATTGTATCACCATGCGCAACGTGGATGAGAGTAAGAACCCTAAGGTTGAGAGCATATTAGGTAGGTTACCTTTACTGCTTGAGGATCATGATGTATTGATTACTAACAGTCCAGGGTTTAAAGATTTTGCCAAATTGCATAAGCGGTTAGGTAATGTAACTATTCATGTGCCTGTAGGTTGGGATACCTTTGGGCGTATGGAAGATGAGCTATTAAGTGAGAAGTTTAACTTCATCACATGGCACATCTTTGACCGTGACAATGTAATTAAGAACTGCCGTGAATCAGGATCTGTACAAGGAAAGCAAATAATTAGAAACCTAGAAGCCCATGCATGTGTTGTTCTCCATGAAAATAGAGAGCACATGACTATGAGTTCTACAGAAATACGTAACAATGCAAAGTAAACCAAGTGTAATCCGTGCTTTTGAACATGCTTTTAAAAAGTCCGTAGAGAAAGGGTGGGATAAAGTATATGTGCTGGTTGATTTACATGATACAGTCTTAGAAGCCAATTTTGACAGTGAACGCTCTATGGAGAGTTTGCCTAGAGAATGGCTTCCTGGGGCAGAAGAGGGGATTAGAGCCATGGCTGCAAGGCCAGACTTTAATCTTATCTTATGGTCATGTAGTTATCCACATGAGATAGCAGAGTATGTGAAACATTTCCATAGTGAAGGTGTCATCTTTGATCAAGTAAACTGTAACGCTGAAGTAATGAATACCCGTCATGGGTTCTTCTTACAAAAGCCTTACGCCAACATTATGTTGGATGACAAAGCTGGCTTTCACTATAGTGATTGGGAACACATCAATGAGTTTTTAAAGACTCAACCAATACTTGAGCAAAAATGAGCATAACGAAAAAAGCTTTGGAAGAGGCTAGAAAAGATGCTAAACCTGCTGACTATTATGGATCTGAGTATCCTTTTGACATACACTACTGTCCAGGATATGATGGATATAAACCTGACAATCTAGATCAGGAAGTTTGTGGTTGGTGTGGGGGTATTAAGTACTATCACTAAACTAAATAGCAATGGAAGAAGAACTGATAACATTTGACACAGCTGTACTAGCTAGAGAGAAGGGGTTTAAAGTACCTACGTTTGCTTTTTATACTAAAAGCGGTGAATTATTTTGGTTAAATGTAGAAGAAAACCCACCGCTTACAAATAATAGTATAGAATATATAGCACCAACTCAATCTCTACTTCAAAAATGGTTAAGGGAGGTTCATTTAACTCACATCTACATGGATATGACAGGGAGTGAACGTTTCACTTTATGTTTTAGACATATAGATGGGGAGGGGAAGCACTGGTCTCACACATATAAAGAAGAGGGAGGTTATGTATATTTTGACACCTACGAAGAAGCCTTAGAAAAAGGACTTCAAGAAGCATTAAAACTAATAAAGAATGAAAAAGTTAGTACAAATTAAAGAGTTCACTAATAATACTGTAACTCAAGAGTTTGCTGCTCAAATTTCTGCTATTTGTATTTGGAATCATTACAAGGATGATGAATATAAAGACAAAGGTTTTAGGATAGCAAATGGTGAACCAAAAGGGGTAGTGAAAGGCGGTGGTGGCAGTAAATTCCCATGGAAACACGGAGATGATGACAGCTACATTAAAACAGCTACAGGTGTTGAGATTTATACCTCTTTAGAAGACCGAGTAAGGATCTTTGAAAGCGGTAACGTTATAGCTTCTTGGAGAGAGAGTGATCATGGTGACTATGAGTATATCACCAGGAATAAGCACACTCTCCAAGAAAGTCATACCTCACGTAGTAAGTCATTCAGCAATTCAATTGCTGTAGTACAGCTGTATTTAGATCACGGATTTTTTGAACTTCAAGAAGTAGAATTATGAGCAAAATAGTACCAAATAACATAGTAGTGGATACTGATGCATACAAACTTATGCATTGGTTGTTTAGAAAGCCTGGCACTACCTTCCTGTATAACTACGGAGAGGCACGTGGAGGTGAGTTTCCTAAAGTGATCTTATTTGGCCTACAGGCTATCATCCTTGAGCATTTTGAGGGCATAGTAGTGACCAAGGAAGGTATTGGGGAAGGATATGTCGAAGCACTTAACTGCTTTGGTACTGGTGCATACTTCAATATGGAGATGTGGACTAGAATTCTTGAAGTGCATGGTGGTAAACTACCTGTGCGTATTAAAGCGTTACCTGAAGGCATGGCTGTTCCCGTAGGAACTCCAATGTTTACTGTGGAAAGTACAGATCCAGAGTGCATTGAGATTGTACAGCCTCTTGAAACGTTACTTATGCATGTGTGGTATACAAGCACCATTGCCACTAACAGTAAGTTGATAAGAACTGGGATTTTAAAGTATTTAGAAGAAACTGGCACACCTGAATTAATTGATTTCATGTGCCATGATTTTGGATACCGTGGAGTTACTTGTCAACAACAAGCTGGTCTTGGTGGTATGGCCAACATGATAAACTTTGCTGGATCTGATACCATAATTGGTAACAGGTACATTAATGGTTATTATGGAGGTATGCCAGAAGGACGTTTGCGTTCTGTAGCTGCTACTGAGCACTCTATTGCAACCCAGTATGGCCTGGAGTTGGAAGATGAGATTCAGTATGTATTGAACTGTCTATCTGTTGTGCCTGATGATGCTATTGTATCATTTGTTGGTGACAGTAAGGATATGTTCCGCTTTGCATTACATGTAATGGGGGATGAAAGAGTAATGGCATGTGTTAATGCCCGTGCAGGTAGAACAATAGTACGCCCAGACTCTGGTGATCCTGAAGAAGTGGTACTAAAAGTACTTGATATACTAGGTTCTGTATATGGATATGACTACAATAGCAAAGGGTACAAAGTACTCAAAGGCAACGTAGGTGTCCTACAAGGAGACGGTATGGATAGGGAATCTATCTTTGCTTTGTATGAAGCATTGAAAGTCAATAAGTGGTCTGCGGATAACCTAGTAGTAGGTTCTGGAGGAGGCTTGTTGCAGAAAGGTTGGAACAGAGACACCAGCAAATGGGCTATTAAGTTGGCATATGCAGAGGAAAACGGACAACCAGTGGTTGTTAAGAAGGATCCTGCACAAATGGCAATGAAGAAGTCTAAAGGTGGAATGTTCAAACTCTGCCCTACATTCAACAGTGACAAACCATGTGTACTACACACCCTTGAAAGCCGTGAGGCATATGAAAAGGATGCGTTTTTGGATATGATGGAGACTGTGTTTGAAAATGGTGAGCTTGTAAAAAGTTACAGCTTCCCAGAAATCATTGAATTAGCAAATAAACAAGTTTTGTAATGAATTTACTAAGCACATCAGTAGAAAACTCTCTTAGGAAAGCAAAAGCTTCCCTAGAGGGTGAAATGGGTAAAATGAAGGAGGCCCAAGAGAATTCTCTAAACATCTTCAAGAAAACGGTGGCAGATCTTACTGGTCAGAATGAACAGCTATTAGCAAAGAGAAGTCTGGCCATTACTATGGCTGAAGACATGACGGACCTAGCAGCTAGCGCACAAAGCCAGATAGGTGAGAACACCAAGGTGATTGATAAGATCACGGAATTTTTAGATTGATAATGAAAGACGAAGAATGAGTGAAGAAAAATCAGTTGTCTTGCCAATGGAGCGCGTGAAATCTATTTTACGTGACCCGTTGTGCTTGACTATTTACTCCCCACCTAAGATGGGGAAAACTACGTTGCTTTCACATATTCCTAATTGTCTAATTTTAGACTTTGAGGGTGGATCTAGGTACATTGATGGAATGAAGATTGAAGTCAAAGACTTTAAGCACCTGACCAAGATTGGTACTGAGATAATGAAAGCAGGTAGACCATATGATTTTGTTGCAATTGATACATTAACAGCACTTGAAGACTGGTGTTTATGGGATGCAACGGAGTTTTATATGGGAACACCTCAAGGAAAAGGGTTTAATAGGAAGCCTGCAGCGGATGGAGGTGGAATGCGTCCTAGAAGTGAATGGGAACCTGTCATTAACTTAGCTAATGGCGCAGGATATAAATTCTTGCGTGAGTCCTTCCGTAGATGGATGGATAAGATTATGAAGTTAGCTGACAGAATCATATTAGTTGGTCACATTAAGGACAAGATGATAGTGGATAAGAAAGGAAATGAAGTATCCGCTTCAGATTTGGCATTAACAGGTAAGATTAAAGAGATTACTACCCAGGATTACTCTGATTCTATTGCATATTTGTATAGAGATGAAGATGGTAATCCAGTTTTTAACTTTAAGACTTCTGACACAATTGCTTGTGGCAGTAGAAGTAAACACCTTAGAGGGCAAGAGATCCAGATAGCTAATAATAATGATGAAACTAAAGAGCTGGACGATGTTAAATGGGATATTATATATCCTGACAAATTAGGTTAAGAAGATGAGTGAAGAGAAAGAGAAAATTAAGGTATCTATTAGAGGAGTCATAGAAGACCTCTCCAATGGTGTTACCAGATGCGAAGGAGATGCTGGCTACAGCAAAGAACTAGGATCTATACAAGAGAAGTATGGTCTTAACAAAAGCCAAGTCAACAGGATGTTCAAGCATCCCCAGTTGAAGAATAGGAGAGTCCATGTAAAAGTGGAAGATCCATTTGAGCCAATTGATGATGTAGGTGATGAGACTATCACTACTTCATCATACGGAGAGAGAAGTGCAACTTCACAGGCAAGAGCAGAAGATAATTCTGATGCGCCTGGTGAAGAGCCAGCAGAAGAAATGGATTTTGGTACAAGCCAAACTCCAAAAGAAGAATTAGTTTAATTAATAGTAGAGAGAGAATATGAGTATTTACGGTTCAAGAACGAATGCTGAAGGGGAAGCCCACAGAGGAGATGGAAGAATGCCAGTTATGACTGGTGAGAGAGTAGTAGGATGTACTCTGAAAGAGATTACAATGGCAGTTGATGATAACGACCAAGTAATCCCTAACAGAGCAGTAGTACGTTTCCAACAACCAAACGGAGGTACATTTCAACAAATGTATTTTGAGAGTGACCAAGATTGGGCAATTGATAGAACTAACCAACAGTTCCTTCACTTGGCTACCAAAATGGTCACTGAAGATCAGTATTATGTAGCAATTGGTGATGCTACAAGTTTCAGTGACTTCATTGCGAAGGTATCTGGAGCATTAATGCCTGCTTCACAAGGAAAGAGCTTCACACTGAAGATTGCCTTGAGAGAAAGTAACGGAAGCTATTTTCCAACTTTCCCTAATTACCCAAATTTCATTGAGCTTGATGGTACTATGCCATCAACACTTAGCACTAATGCCAAGTATGACTTTTATGAGGCTCCATCTGCTACATCTGCTGAAGAGGCACTTGATGTTACAGAAGATGAGCCTGCATTTTAAGCATTAGAGTATGGCATACGGAAGACAACAAGTGGGTAAGGAGAGCGTACTAGCTCAAGTTACTGACTATGACCTCTTCCGTCATTACTGTGGTGGATTTGATGTAGTGAACAATAAGTTTTCCAGTGAGTTCCGTGAGGATACAAATCCTAGCTGTATCATTGGAAGATGGGGAGACAAACTATATTATAAAGATTTTGCAGAACCTAATAACTATGATGCTATCGCATATATTATGCGGAAGCATTCAGTTAATTTTATGCAAGCCTTATGTATGATAAATAGAGACTTTGATTTGGGGTTGGGATCTACCTACCCCACTTCAAAGCTTCCTATGTCTGGATCAGTATCTGGTATTCACTACAACGTTGATGTACGGCAGTTTTCTGCAGCTCCAACAATTCTACGGATTAAAGCTAGAAAGTGGCAAGCCAAAGATGGTGAATACTGGAAACATAGATATGGAATATCCCTTGATACTTTACGTAAGTATAGGGTTGTTCCTATTGAACGTTACTGGTATAGTGGTAAGAAAGGCCACAGCATGATCATTACGTCATTCCATGCATACGCTTATTTCTGTGGATACATGGAAGACGGTAGAGAGTCTTGGAAGATATATCAGCCTTACAGTAACTCTGATAAGTGGATGAGTAATGTCCCAGGTAAATATCTTCAAGGTTATGATGAACTTCCTTGGTTAGGGGACCTTCTAATAATCACCAAGGCCCTAAAGGATGTAATGGTATTAGACCAATTGGGTTATAATGCGGTTGCACCACACGGTGAAAACTTTGTTATTTCTAAAGAACTTATGGCCACAATTCGCCACCGTTT